ATGCCTTTGGCGGCGAACGGCAAGGAGGCGATCCGGTCTGGCTACCAGAAGCTCGCAAGGGGATACGGTAGCGGCATCCTGAACGGGTGGGCAGACGAGCCGCGCAATCAGCAATGCAATATTGGTATTCTGCTAGATTTATCGAATCTGGCTGTGGTGGATATAGACACCCGCGACTTCAATCTGATGAGTTGGATCAAGCAGGAGTTGGGTGATACGCGAGCTGTCGTAGAGACGAAAAAAGGTTTTCATCTTTACTACCGAGCGAGCGGACTACAGGGCTTTCATCTACGCTCAAGGCACAACATCGACGTGAAGGCTGGAAGGGGATCGTATGTAGTTGCACCAGGCTCCACTCGTGGTGATTTTGAATACCGACCAGCTGATAACGTGAACCTTGAAGAGTTCCTGTGCCGATTGGCAGACGTGCCTGAGCCGACCGCGCACGAATGGTCGTTCCTCAAAGGTGTCAAAGGCGGCGAGGTGCGGTGGTCCAACACTAATCACGGCACCTCGCCTCCCAAGGTAATTCGCCTGGGTGGAACAATTCAGGAAGGGCGCCGCAACGATACTGTTTGGTATCAGGCGATGAGGCAGGCCCGGCATTGCGCAGTTGAGCATGGGCACACGCAGGAAGGCTTCAACGCACTGCTAGAGCAGGTACAGAGCATCAGCAGCGAGCATTGTCAGGTGGCACAAGATGGTGCTGAGGTGGATAAGATTACGCGCTCGGCATGGAAATACGAGATTGAGGGCAAGAACCTAATCGGCAGTAGCGTTGAGGCGGCGGCGATGGCTCGTCCCAAGCGTGTTCGGGAGCTGCCGAGTGTTGCTTTCGACGAGTTGGACCGGTGCTCTGTGCAGCTGCTGGCATATCTACTATCGAGTTGGAGAGATGGAGAGACATTTCCCGTCAATGCTCCAGGCTTAGCTGATACCGATGCGCTAGGGCTGACGCTGTATGCCGTGAAGAAGGGCAAGAAGGCGCTCAGCCATTACGGTTATATCGAACAGGTGCGAGATTATATACGGCCCATGCCAGGCAAGCCGGGGAGGGCGGCACACTGGCGCTTCACATCAAAGGCAACCGGCGTTCACCCATAGTTCTGGTATCGACCACTAATAACACCCCCCCTGCAAGGGGCAGCGCCTGCAGCTCTATGAATTCTGGTTAGTTTGATAGGTGCTGAGGCAGAGAGGACAGTTGATAGACTAGGGCCGACAGTGATTTTCTATCTTGGCTAAGTCCCTATGATCCTCGTTACTGTCATTCGACTACACAAGAATGTTCCGTTTATGTTCTTCTCTCTGATATATTTAGCGAATGCGAATTCGGAGACACACAAATATTATAAAAGGTACCAATGCTCGGTCCGTTGAGGGGGGACGTATCGAGGGGGGGGCTAACGCTTTCGCGCTGTGTCCTACGAGGTCCGGCCTATGACCCCGGCGACCAAGGCCATTCAGTTCCTGGAAACGCTGAAGATCCCGGAAGGGCCTAAGGCGGGGCAATGTCTAAAGCTCGCACCTTTTCAGAAAAAATTTGTTCGAGGCGCTCTCGATCTCAAGAATAACATTGCAGTCCTTTCCATTGGCAGGGGCAATGCGAAAACGGCACTGTCATCTGGCATTGCTCTAGGATCACTGCTCGGCGAGTGGGATGATCAGCCGCGTCGGGAAATTGTGATTGCTGCCCGTACCCGTGACCAAGCAAGAATCGCTTGGGAATTTGTTGCCAGCTTCGCCCGGTTCCTTCCCGAAGACATTCAGAAGCGCCTTACGTTTCGTCGTTCGCCGCGCCTTGAAATCGAATACGAGGATGAAACAGGCGGCAGTCATTTCCTACGGGCCATTGCTGCTGATGGACGGTCAGCCCTCGGCTCGGCGCCAACACTTGTTCTAATGGACGAGAGGGGACACTGGGCTGCTGACAAGGGAGACGACCTAGAGCACGCGCTTTTGTCCGGTCTTGGTAAGCGGTCCGGCAAAGCTCTAATTATCTCCACTTCTGCTGCCGACGACTCCCACCCTTTCAGCATCTGGTGCGACTCTGAACAGGCAGGCGTTTATGTCCAAGAGCATAGGCCAGCACCCGGATTGCCTGTGGACGATCTGGAAACTCTCAAGATTGCTAACCCTGGCGCCAAACATGGCATCGGCTCTTCAATTGATTGGCTTAAGGCGGAAGCGAAACGGGCTTCTGCGCGCGGCGGCAGCACCCTCAATTCTTTCCGACTATACAACCGAAACGAAAGGGTCAGTGGCGAAACCCGCGACTTGCTTCTCACTCTGGACGAATGGCTCGCCTGTGAGACCGCCAATCTCCCGCCTAGGCAAGGGGAGTGCATAATTGGAATTGACCTTGGCGGATCTGCCTCCATGTCTGCCGTCGCCTTTTACTGGCCCGCGACTGGCCGTCTCGAATCCCTGGGAACATTTCCAACGAGCCCCACACTCGGCGACCGTGGCGCTGCTGACGGCGTGTCAGGCCGCTACCTCGAAATGCAGGAACGCGGCGAACTGAATACGCTTGGCGATAAGACTGTCCCTGTTTCGCCCTGGCTAAGGGAAGTTATAGACCAAGTTGAAGATGAGCGTATTGGCTGCATCATTGCGGATCGCTTCAAGCAGGCAGAATTCGCCGAGGCTCTTGATCAAGCGGGCATACGTGTTCCCATCGTTTGGCGGGGCATGGGCTTTCGAGACGGCGGCGAAGACTGCGAGCGGTTCAGACGAGCTGCATATGATGGCCGTGTAAAATCTCGCCCTTCACTTCTGCTGCGTTCTGCCTTCGCTGATGCTGTCTGTCTCCGAGATCCTGCAAATAATCTGAAGCTGGCCAAGGCGCGTTCGACAGGGCGTATCGATGCTGTTGCTGCCTCCGTCCTAGCGGTCGCTGAAGGTGCACGTCGCATGGGACGCCCTGCCCAAAAAGCGAGGGTTGCGGAATGGGTTTGACGAAAGACTATTTGCGACACTCAGCCAAAGTCACCCGCACCAAACGGTGGAAGGCTCTACGCCAGGAAGCCCTGCGTCGCGATGACTACCAATGTGTTCAGTGCGGCGCCCGTGCGTGCCGTCTTGAGGTGGATCACATCCTACCCGTCCGTGATCGGCCTGACCTCTCTTACGAGCTGAGTAACTGCCAAGTGCTGTGCTCTTCCTGCCATGCTCGGAAGACCCGCCTGGAAATTGGCTTTCCAGATATTTCACCCGAGCGCCGGAAGTGGCGCGATTTCCTTGAGGATACACCCCCATGCTGCAAAGCGTAAAACTACAACGCCGCCAATCCGAGATTCGACAAAAGCTGTCCGAACTTGTTGGCAAAGATGAACCTTCCACAGATGAAGTCCGCGAAATCGAAACCCTCGATACAGAGTTTCGGTCGAACGAAATTCGCTACCGCGCAGCCCTCGTGACTGAGAATGATGAGCGCCGCGAAGCCGGTGAAGAGATTGAGAACCGCTCCGATAAAGAATGGTCTGATCTCGTTGATAAGTTCGAGCTTCGTCAGGTCGCCTTGTATTATGATGAAGGCCGCGCGCTTGATGGCCACACAGCCGAGATTGTTCAAGAGCTTCGCTCAAGTGGTGGCTTCCGTGGAGTCCCTGTTCCTTGGCAAGCACTGGAGCAACGCGCTGGTGAGACTGTTTCGTCTGGCACACCTGACCCTGTGCGGACAGCCCCAATCATTGACCGCCTGTTTCCGCAGAGTGTCGCTGGTCGAATGGGCCTCCAGATGGTCGCAATTGAAAGCGGATCACTGGAATACCCTGTCACTACAAGTTCAGTGTCTGCTGGCTGGCAGGCAACCGAAACGGGCGCAGTCGCAGGCCCTACGGTCTACGCCGTAACTGATCGCCCATTGGCCCCTGATAACACCTTGGGCATCACAATGAAGATCACGCGCAAAGCGCTCAAACAGTCCGGTGCTGGTCTTGAGCAAGCTATTCGCCGCGACATGGCAAGCGCAATCGGAGCATCGCTGGACCAAGCTATTTTCCTTGGCCAAGGCTCTAGTGGTCAGCCGTTGGGTCTCGTTTATGGTGCCTCGACGTACGGCATTAATGAAACATCCGTGGATGCTGCTGCCACATGGGCAGCGTTCCGCGAAGCCATTGTTGCCTTCATGACCAACAACGCAGCTGGTGCTGCTTCCGATGTACGGATTCTTATGCGTCCTGAGTGCTGGTCGGCCCTGGATGACGCCCTGATTAGCGGGACTGCAGTTTCCGAATGGGACCGGCTCGTGAAAAATGTGGGTGCCCAGAATGTCGTTGTTTCAAGCAATGCTCTGGCTGATCCCGCAGGTTCGCCGCTAGGTACAGACGCGGTGCTTATGACTTCTGCTGGTGGTGTCGCGCCTGGTTTTGTAGGCCTTTGGGGTGCGGTGGACGTTATCCGCGATCCATATTCCGACGCGGCCTCAGGTGGCCTTCGACTTACTGCCTTGGCAACCGCTGATGTCACGGTGGCCCGTGCGGCTCAGTCCGAAGTCCTCCAGGGCATTCACAACTAGGATGGCTATGGACCTCCATCTCGGGCCTGCGTTCGAAGGCTTGGAAGTCCGCAGGGGTGGTCGGTCAGGCGTTCGCTTGGCTGGCCGCTTCCCTTACAATCGCCCTGCCGTCCTGTCCGATGGGGGCAAGTCTGGCCGTCCAGTCAAAGAGGAATTTGCTCCCGGCGCGTTCGCTCACACGATTGAAGAGAAGGTGGAAATTCATCTGCTCTATGGCCACTCGTTTGATAAGCCCTTAGCCAGTCTGAAGAATGGCACTCTCAAATTCAGCGACACGGCAGCGTTTCTGGAACTAGAGGCGATCCTAACTCCCGAGATCATGGAAACGAGTTATGCTCAGGATCTTGTAGCCCAGATCGAAAGCGGCCTTGTGACCGGTCTGTCTCCAGGGTTTCGTCTTCCGCCAGAAAGGGCTGTGCCAAGAGACAAGGCTGAGCAATGGCGGGATGAAGGCAGCGACCCTGCGAACGGCATGCACAACGCTCGTATCCGTAGAATCCTAGAAGCCATTCTTGTCGAATTTTCAATAGTCACCCGCCCCGCCTACAAAGAGGCTCAGGTCGAAATGATCCGTGCGCAACAGGATCACGTTGAACGCGATGGCCTCAATCGCACACTAAGGCGGTGGAGGCTCTAATGTTGCTGAATTACAAACGCTATGAAGAAGTGCCCTCAGTTTACCCAAGCGCTCCCGAAGGCCTCTCTACAGAAGCTGCAGCTATCGACGCCTCAGTCATCTGGGCTCGCATCGAGGCATGGATTGCATACCGGTGGAAAGAACGCGATGTTCGGTGGGCTGTTGAGAACGAAGGCTATGGCACCCAGTACTGGGAAGCTGACCTAACTCCTGTCACGTTGACTACGGCTGAGAGATTCACGGGAACCGAATGGATAGAGATCACCCCTGACTCTGCCTCATTCAATGGCTACGCGATATCGTCTGCCGGTCTCTTTCGGTTCAGTGGAACAGCCGGTGAAGATGAAGTTCCTCCCAAACCGGTACTGGAGGCTTACCGCCGATTGGCTGAATACCTTGCTGACGAGAGCGTCGTTCCTGCTGGAGCAAGCCGCGCGTCGGTTCGTGCTGGCTCAGTCTCCCTGAACGTTACCCGAGATCCGAATTGGAAAGGGCACGCGCTCCAGGCATCTGGTGCGGCCGATCTGCTTCGTCCCTACAGGAGGGCTCACGTTGTTTGAGTTCGTAAAGAATATTTTTTCCAGGCGTGAAGTTCGCTCTACTGGCTCGGGCTTTACTGCTGAACTGATGGCCGCACGCGAAAGCTGGATTGCGGGCAACCGTGGTATCGCTGAACTGACCGGTACTGCTCAAGCTTGCATCGGAATGTGGGAGAATGGCCTGGCTCTTGCCGATGTGAGCAGCGCTGACCTGCTGACGCCTAGGGTGCTGGCAATGTCGGGCCGATCGTTAGCCATACGCGGTGAAGCCGTATTCCTGATCAGAGAAGACGGCCTTGTCCCCTGTGCTGACTGGGATCTCTCTACGCGAAATGGGAAGCCGGTTGCCTACCGAGTATCAATATCTGAAGCGGGCGGCGGAACGACTGAGGTTGCTCTTGCTGGTGAGGTTCTGCACTTCCGGACTGGCGTTGACATTGCGGCGCCGTGGGCAGGGCAGGCACCGCTTAAGCGAGCTTCACTATCGGCTGGCATGCTGAACGCCTTGGAGACTTCGTTGTCTGAGGCATACGAGAATATGCCTTTAGGCTCGCAGATCATTTCGTTTCCAGAGTCGGCAAATGATGACCTTGAGAATCTCGGACGTGGTTTCAGGGCTCGCCGTGGCCGCGTTCTACTCCGTGAGAGCGTCTATGTCTCGGCTGCCGGTGGTCCAACACCAACACAGGATTGGAAGCCGCACAGCGTCACGCCTGATATTTCTGGGGCTATGCCAAAGGAAATGCTTGATGCGTCCAGGGCGTCTGTCCTGAGCGTGTTCGGTGTGTTGCCTGCAATGCTCGATAAGACAGCGCAAGGCCCTCTTATCCGCGAAGGTCAACGCCACCTGGCGCAATGGATGCTGCAACCCATAGCCAAGATGATTGCTGAAGAGATGCAGGACAAGCTCGGCGAGAGTTTCTCCATTGACGTAATGCGCCCACTACAAGCGTTCGATACTGGAGGCCGCGCCCGCGCTGCCACGGCAATCGTTCAAGCTATGGCGGCTGCGAAAGAAGGCGGTCTGTCAGACGATCAAATCAAGTTTGCCCTGGACCTTGTGGATTGGGGCGACAAGTGAGCAGGGGGCCGTGTGATCCCCCTGCCCAATGCGTGACGGATGCAATAATCTCCTGCGTCCAACACGCTGGCGAGCGTGCGGTCTTTACAGGTTTCCGCGCGCCCCACGGTACTGTGAGCCCGCATTACTCACGGTGCCCGGCCCCTGTGCAGCTTACTCCGGCTGGCAGGGGCCACCTTTTTATGAGGCAGTCTCCATGACAAGCATTCTTCAGGGCTCATTAGCCAGCAAGATTCATAAGGCATTCCAACGGCAAGGCATTCCCATTGCGGGCACGCTTCGACGTGAGACTGCTGGCGGACAGGATGAATACGGCGATCCGATCTTCACAGTGACCACCTACGACTTTGAGGGATTCGTTGACGACTTCGATGACATGACCAGAGCAGCGGCAGGCATCCCCCAGAGTGACAGGAGAGTGAACATTTTCTCTCCAAGCCTCAGCATCGAACCGAGGATTGACGACAAGGTACTTGTTCCAGGCTTTGGTTGGATGAAGCTACGTGATGTTAGAGTCGATCCTGCCAAAGCTTTATGGCAAGCGCAGGCGTACGCCGTTGATGATCCTTCATAGGAACCTATGCAGCAGGTATACATCCGATGATGACGTGGAGCTGCTGGCCACATCTATTATTCTCATCTTGGAATGCATCACCATTAAATTGCCCGATCTTAAGGGGATGAGACAAGACGTGTTTAATCTCTTCGACAAGTACATTCTCTACTTGCGAATCATCGCCCTCTCGCCAAATAGCCAACTGATCTCCCGCTTTTGGAAGAATATCGAGCTTGAATTGCAGTACCTTTTTGGGCTCTGTAGGTTTGTTTAAATCACGTATCTTTAACAGCACCAGCAT